TATACAAATCAAGCGACAATATACAAGGATAAGGCATTTTATTATTATATAACCAATTTGAATAATTAGACCATTCATTTCGTAATACAACATCGGTTCTCTGAAAAAACCACATCCAGGCCGCCGTCATCCCATAAGAATGTGTGTCTTCTTTTCTAACACCTTGAACGTTATAGATAGTTCGTTCGAATACTTTTTTCACTAAATATTGTTGAGTTTGCTCACTAATATATATTCTCTCGTCTTCGGACAAAAAAACAATAGTTGAATATAAACTAATATTTTCAAACCCAAAATTAGGAACTTTTGAATAGTGTTTAATACTTATATCTTTAAATACTTTTTGTATATTTTCCGCAGGTGTTAAATTTGTGATAGTATTATAACTTATATCTCCAAGGCAAAATGTATTTGCTGGCGGCGGCTTCAAAAAGAATAATATGTTGAATCGTTCATCGCTTAAATCTGGGCGTATAAATGGCGGGTCATAATACTTAAAAGTGTCTCTTATAACTTTAGGTAATTGTGTTCTAGGACACATATTTTTAACCCATGATTCAAAATAGTTTAAATCTCTCACTTTAAATAATTCGCATAACGGTCTGCATTCTATATGTATTTCCAGTTTTGAATATTGCAATAATAATAATGGAAAACTTTGATAACTTGAAAAGGTTTCCCATAGATATAATGGGACAAATATTCGTTTTCCACGAATTGATGGTTCTAGTCCATTAGGATAATTAGACTCATTTAAACCACCCCATGAGACCGACGGATAATTGCCATTATTATTATTAAAAGATTCTGGTTCATTAAACTCTTTTGTATTGCCAATCATAGTATTAAATAATTCTAATTTGGTGCTTGTCAAATCCCGCTTAGATTTGCAATATAAATAGTGTCCTGAATATTCTTGTATTGGTCTTCCATCTATTAAATATGTCACTTTTTTGATAAATTGAACGCCAATATTCTCAATCCATCTAAACTCATATGGTTGACAATATATTAAACCAGATATATCAGGACTTGGCGCATATTGTCCATTGCTTGACATATCATAGGCAACTGGTATAGTATAAATAGGACTATATATATCAGGTAAACTAAATGAAAAAAAGGTGTCAATCAATAAATCCCCAATATTAGAAATACTAAATTTAAATAATGAGTCTGTAAATAAGGATAAAGAGTTTTCAAAACTAGACTCAATTTGAAATCGTTGTAGTTCAAAATTTGTATGTTTCGCATAAGTGGTTTTAAAAAATGTCTTTTTTGGATTTCCATTTAACATAATATTTAATTCACCGCTTGCTATTTTATTTAATAAACCTCCACCCATAATAATATATATAATAATATAGTATATATAATTTTATATATATATATAATTTATATATATATATTAGTAAATGAGCGCAGCCGTAAAAGACGCAATGAAAACAGTAACAGATTTTATTAAAAATCCAAATATTCAAGTTGAATTATATGCTCTTCTAATAATATTTATAATAGTATTTTGCGTATTTTTATATATTAGATATAAGGTTTCACTTAATTCAAGAAATTGTAAGGTTTTAAAAAAAGTGTATAAAAATAAACCGGCAATTTATAATATTGATTCTAATTCAACTTATTTATTAAGAGATTATTATATTAAAACCGCATATAATTGTTGTGCCGGTGGAAGTATAAAAGTAGATTATGTTGGATTATGCGCTTTAAAAACATGCATAGAACAAGGGGTTCGTTGTCTAGATTTTCAAATCTATTCTATTAATAATAGTCCAGCAGTCGCGGTGTCATCAGTCAATGAGTATACTGTAAAAGAGTCTTTTAATAGTATACCAACAAATGATGTATTTTCTACAATAATGAATATGGCATTTTCAGGGGTGCATTGTCCAAATCCAAATGATCCTCTTATTTTACATTTAAGAATATTAAGCACAAATGTAAAAATATATGATAAATTGGCCAAACAAATAAATGAAATATTAAACTCAAGAATTTTAGGAGTAGACTATAGTTTTGAGTTCGGTGGACAAAATTTAGGGTCTCTCCCTATAAAAACATTTTTAGGAAAAATTATAATTATAGCAGATGCTAGTAATCCATTATATCAAAAAACAAAATTAGATGAATATATTAATATAGCAAGTAGCGCACCATTTATGAGAAAATTAAGATTCATTGATGTTAAGTTTCTTCAGGATGCCAAATTAGCTAGTTATAATAAACAAAATATGAGCATTGTGTTACCAGACCTTGTTCCTAATTATTCAAATCCAAACTTTAATGAAACCAGAGAATACGGCTGTCAAATGGTTGCTATGTCTTTTCAAAAAACAGATAGTAATTTAGCCTTTTATAATGATTTTTTTGAAAAAAATAAATCCGCATTTGTATTAAAACCAGCCAAACTGAGATATACTCCCAGAACAATTACGGTGCCAACACCATTATCTGCTAAATATCAATGCGATAATAGAACAATTAGTACTCAATATATGGATTTTGAAATTTAATTATTATCTAAATATTAATATAATGAAAACAAAACAAAAAACAAAACAAAACAAAAAACAAAAAACAAAAAAAAATAAAAAAATATATAAACAAGATAATTCTAGCTCTAACTTAAAATGCAGTTATAAATTAAAATCTATAAAAAAAACAATGTTATTAGAAAAAGAAATCTTACTTTTACGGAATGCGGTTGAAAACGCAGAAAAAAAGAAAAAAATTAAAATGCGTTCTCCAATAATGGAACAAATTTTTAAAATAGTTGAAAAATTTATAAAAGATAAAAAATTAATTTGTTATGGAGGCATTGCAATTAATAATATTTTACCAAAAAAAGAACAATTTTACGATATAAATCTTGATTATCCTGATTATGATTTCTTTTCATCAAACGCAATGAATGATGCCAAAGAGTTAGCTGACATTTATTTTGCCAATGGGTTTGAAGAAGTAGAAGCCAAGGCGGGCGTACACACCGGGACCTATAAAATTTATGTAAATTTTATATCAGTTGCGGATATAACATTCATGGATTCTTATTTATTTACTATACTGCAAAACAATTGCATAACTAAAGATAACATATACTATGCGCCACCAAATTTTTTAAGAATGTCGGCATATTTAGAATTATCTAGACCAGATGGAGACGTGTCAAGATGGGAGAAAATTTGGAAACGATTAGTCTTATTAAACATGTATTTTCCAATTAAAACACCTTATTGTAATATTTATTCTATTATTACAAATAATAATACTTCCAAAAATAAAAATATATTTAATGTTATATTAAATAGCATAATCTCACAAAAACTTGTAATTTTTGGAGCCTATGCGCTTTTTCAATATAATAAATATATTAATAATAAAAATAAATATAAAAATAATAATATATATCCCGATTTTGATGTATTATCATTAGACCCATTTGAATCGTCAAGTATTATAAAAAATGAATTAATTAAATATAATATATTAAATGTTGAGATTAAACAATATGATAGCATTGGTGAATTAATCCCAGAACACTATGAAATTATTGTTGATGGTGAAAGTTATATATATTTATATAAAACGATGGCATGCCACAGTTATAATACTATTATTATAAAAAAAAAATCCGTAAATATTGCGAGTATTGATACCATGCTAAGTTTTTATTTTGCATTTTTATATAGTAATAAAAAAAATTATGACTCAAACCGCATAATGTGCATCTGCGAAAATATATTTAATATTCAAATTAAAAATAGATTAAGTCAAAAAGGATTGTTAAAGCGGTTTTCAACAAAATGCTATGGCACTCAAGAAACACTGCAAAATATCAGAGCCACCAAATCATTTTTATATAATGAACTTAAAAAGAAAAAATGCGGAGATGAGTTTAATAAATATTTCTTTAGATATATACCAGGTCAACGAAATAAATGTTTTAAAACCGCCAAATCAGCCAAATCAGCCAAATCAGCCAAATCAGCCAAATCCGCTAAAATAAAGAAAAAAAAATAATCTTATAAAATCTTATATGATAAAATATTATTTAAAAACAATTTAAATACACCTAAAATCTCCTTAAAATATATATTATTTTTTAAATATAATAATATATTTAAAACATTACTATTAAAGGCTAAATTATTTAGCACTAACCCCAAAATTATTTTATTAGATAATTCTCTAATGGTAAATTCAATAAACATCCTATAATTCCATTTATTAACTAAACTGCAATATTTGGTTTTTTTCATATCCTCACTAAAAAACAAATGCACATCTTTTATTCCACAAAATAATTTATCCCATATATATTTATCTTTACGTGTATAAAAAGAATGTTTAATTAATTTCATTGTAATTAGTGAAATAAATATAGTATTATGGCCATCATTCTTAAATATATAAGGAGAGAAACCATCACAATATAAATGTTTTTTGTCTTTATATCCAATTTTTCCATCAATCATATATGGAATAAAACAAGTTTTAATTAAACATTTAATTACTTGTTTTTCAGACTTATATTCTGAAACCACATGATGCTTTAATGTAGTTATATTATTAAATGTTATAAATAATTTTTTATTGATCATTCTATAATCCGTTTTTTTAACATGATTTTTAATTAATTTTTTTATAATATTAAAATTAATATTATTACGACCGTAAGCAAGTAGACAATCATAATAAATAGGTAATAAATGGAGCGTATTTGTTAAATACATATAACCTAAAATGGCGCCAATACTGCACCCCGATACCTTATTAACTCTAATATAGTTAAGTTTTTCTAGTTCCTTTATATAGTATAAACACCCCCCACTAAAAGCACAATTAAAAGCGCCGCCATCAATTACTAAATTATAGTCTATATTCTCTTTATTGATTTGTTTATTAATATTATTTATTAACGAATGAATGTAACACTCTAATAAATTTGACATAAAATAGTTATTAACATAGTTAAATATACTTTAATAACTATAATTACGAAATTGTTTATTGTTTATTTAAATAATTTATAGCAATAAGATTTACTCCATATAAGCAAGAGAACAATACACTATTAAAAACAAACCCACTTAACTTTTGAGAACCATCCTTATTATAAAAACTTGGAAATAATGAAAAAATGGTTTGTCTAGTATAAGGTAATTGAAAAATAAAATATAATATTCCAATTAATAATGGCATTTGAATTATTTGAAATATATATTCTAAATTATCAGACGTGTTCTGTTTTTTTTGTTGATCGCTAATTATTTTTTCTTTGTTTAAAATGTCTCCAATATAATCATTTTCTTGTTCTGGAATAAAGTCTGGTTGCACTTGTCTATCACTTTGAATTGAAATCGTATTTTTTGGAATATCTCTCGACGGCAAAACAGTTGCCCCCGCAGCGGTTGCTTCTTTTAGCACAGATGTTAATTGTGACGTATAATCAATAGGATTTATATGTGAATTATTTGAACCTCTTTCACTATTTAATTGCTCGCCATAACTTTGTATTTTTTCATTATTTTGATTGTTATTTTGATTATTATTTTGATTGTTGTTAGTGTGATTGTTACTATTATTAGAATGTGCTGTTTGAATATAATTATTAGAAGATGTTATTGGAAGTTGTTCAATTAAAGTACTTGATATAGACATTATATATATATTTTTTTAATATATATATATTAAACTTACGCAATATAAAGTTTATATTTCTAAAATTTGTTTTGATTTATTGCATGTTACATTTTTTTCTTTATATTTATAACACTTATTATCAAACTTAAATGTTTTATTAACTATCGTATTTAATTCTGGTGCTTTAAAAACAATACAATTTCTGTCCTTGCAAACCTTTCTAAATAAAGTAGCAATTCCAAATCCCAATATTATTGAAAAAATAATTTTACCTTTAGAACTATTCATTAATTTTGTTAATCCTACTTTTTTCATTTATATTATATTAGATTATATTTATTGCATTGGAATTGTATTAACATCGCTTTCAGGACATTTAACATCACTTGTGTCAAACTCGAAACAATTGCCAACCTTGTCTTTATATTGTATTTTATCTATATTATTAGGAGTAGGATAAACATAAATAATGGTTGGTGGTGGTTGATTTATATAAACAAAAAATAAACCAACTACTAAACTAATAAAAAACACTTTAGTGTCAATAAACTTACCGAGCATTTATATTAAATACTATTATTTTATTTTCATTCTCTTCAGTATTATCACTCGGGTCGATAACTTGAAGGTCTTTATTTGTATAGGATTCTTGAATTAAATTGTTATTAGTAAACTCATTTATTTTATATTTTAAACTGGATAGTTTTTTATTTATTATTTTTATTTCTTTATATAATTCTAAAGCAGTAACAATGGATTGGGCATCTTTAGTTTTATCATAATTATCAATTAAATTTTTTAATGCTATTATTGTATCAGTTAATCTATCGCTTTCCATTGAAATCGCACTCAAATTATCAATATTATATAAATTAATAAATTGTTTATAATTAGGTTGATATAAGTTAACAATAGTAATTAATTTGTTTTTAATATCTTCAAACTCGCTTATCGTAGTCTCTTCATTTTTTAAACCATGAAGAAACTCTAACTTAATATTGATTATAGCATTTTTATAATAATTTATTATAGCAGTCTGTTCTTTAATTACATTTGTTAAAATATTATATTTAGACTTTTGTAAAGTAATATTAAAATTACATGGAGAATCAACATTACCACATTTAGCAACTAATTTATTTTTATCTTGAAAGAAAATAGAACCGCCAGATTGCCCGCATATAATACACGTTTTTTTCATTTTTAAAAATTTATTATGTTTTTCTTCATTTGTAAAATCGGTTGTATTATGTATTTCTTTAATTTTTTTACTTATTTTACTTTCATATTCCTGTTTATATTTATAATAAGCACTTAAAGCCTGAGTGAAGTCACCAGCGAACTCAAACTCATTTATATTTTTACTCTTATCAGTTTGGTCAGTTGCCTCATTTGCACCACTAGTATCCATTAAACTAGTAAAAGAAAAAAGTTTAACTATTTATATCATATATGTCATATATGTCATATATGTCATATATGTCATATATGTTATATATCTTATATAACTGGTAAATCAGTAATTAAATTTTGTTGTTCTTTCCGTTTTTCATAAGAAATTTTATGCAGCTTTTCAAAAAGATATTGTTTTTTTAATTTTTCTTTCGCTTCTTTTTCTTCAGGTGTTAGTTTGCCTTTATATCTATAATATAAAAATATAAAAATAGCCCCCACAAACAATATAAAAAATGAAATATTAACTATTAAGGTAATATAATGGTTTTTAAAGTTTCTAACTTGTCTTAATGATTTTTTAATTAAATACTTATTCATATTTTCAGTTAATAACGGTTTTGTGATTTCCATTAATATAAATAAATAATCAAAAAAAAAAATAGTTATTATCTATAAATGGCAATCTTTAAAAATATAACAAGTCCAAGTCTTGGATTATTTATTTTTACACTTCAAACTCTTGCTTATTTAATTTTTGAAGTTCTTACTAAAGGGAAATATGCTAGTTTAGTATTTAAAATTTATATTACTGTAATATTATTTAGTCAATTTTTACTAAATATAAACTTGACAAGAGATATATGTGGAGAAGCAAATACTTTTATAGCTTTTATTTATACTTTTATCCCATGGACTATCATATTTGGAATAATTGTCTTGTTTTTAGGTGTATTTCCAGGATGGCTCGCCCCATTTTCTAATACTTTTGGATATTTTCTTATTAGAATGTATGGTTTAAATAGAAAGTTCGAAGAGGTTGTAAAAGGAAGTCCCATCCCAGGCGATGCCACGCTACCAGTCTCATCCGAGGCAGCAAAATCAAAAGAACTAATACAAAATATATTAGCAAATAAATCAATATTAGTAAATGAAATTCCAGATGCTAATACTGGATTTGATAATTTTCTTATTAGTTTAAACAATATGGGGTTACTAAAGGATAAAATGTTTGACAAGGACTCTTTAACTAATGATTATAGTAATCCAGCTACATTAGCACTGCAAGATTTAATACGAATAAAATTTTTAATTGCCAAAATAATTTGGTATTTATTAACTGGATTATTAACAATTTCTATTGCTTATAACTCAATAATCCAATCTGAATGTAAGAATAGTATTAAATATATTGAAAAAACATATTCTCAAAACCAAAAAGAAGTAGAAAAAACAAATAATGAAAATAGCACAAATACAAGAAAATATGTTCAACGAGGAACTTAAAGAACTTAATATCTTAAATAACATAAAATACTCATGTAAATAAAGATAACAATTATTATAACTAATAACCATATAGGAATAATACTAGAATTTTTCTTCCCTATTCCAAAATGTCTAATTTGTCCATTTTTTGTAAATAAAAAACTGGGTTGTAGTAATACAAAAATACTATAAACTATTAAAAATATTAAAATTGCTGCTCCAATAATATTGTTTTGAATAAACTCTTTATACATTATAATATACTTTTATAAATTATTATAAATAATTATAAATAATTTATAATTATTTACTAACTAACTAATCCTCAAATATCTATCTAATCATTATCTAATTCATCATCATTTTCGCCAAGATATTCAATAATATTATCTTCGGCATCAGCTTCCATATTTAAATAACTATAAAAATCAAATTCATCAGGGTCTAAAGTATTCTTTTGTATTATTTTTTGTTGAGTTAGCATTCTCTCATTGTCATAAGCATCAGGGTCATAACTAATTAAACTTTTTTGTAATCCAATACCCCACTTTTCAAGTTTGTTATTTTTTAATAGATTCTCAACCTCTCTTTCATCTTCTGTTAACATTGCCAAACTATCAGTTATTTCTTTTTTTTCACTTTCTTTTGACTTTAATATTTTATTCATAATTGTTTCTTTATTGTAATTAAGTGTTTCTTTATAGGATAATGAAATATCAATATTTGTTATAATATATTTGGCTAGTATTCGCTTAATTTCTTCGCTATCCTCTTCTTCATCACCTGCACCATCATTCTCTTCATCATCATTATCGTCGTCCTCATCATCATCATCATCATCACGCTCAGCATCATCGTCCTCACTCTTTTTTTTTTGTTTTTTAGAAGTGGTAACTGTGCTTAATTGAATAAAAATATCTAATATCTTTAGATAATAATGTTTATATAACAATGAGTTAAGCCGCTCGTCAATGCTCTCATTATTGCCATCCATTTTATCATCTGGTGCTTGTGGTTGTTTTGCTTGTGATTGGGATGGTGCGGCTGCTTTGGTTGATTCTTTTGAGGCATTTTTAAAATAAGGTGTGCATAAACATAATTTTAAAACATTAGACATTTTGTCTTGTCTTTTTTTTAAAACACTAATAAGTTCTTTATTGTTATAAAATGGTTTTAAAATTTTATAATGATTGCTTATAATGTTCGCAATATCAGCGCTATGAATTTGTGACAACTCCCAGTGCTTTGGAACTTTAGTATCGGAAAAATTAATATTTGTTAAAATCATATTTGGTAATACATTAATCATATTTTTAAGTAAATTTCGCATAAAATTTGTGATTTTAAATATACTTGAATCCCCTTTTAAAAATTGTGTAATTTCATCTATATTTTTAAGATATGTTTGCAACTGTTTTTTACTTATGCTTGTCGTAATAAATAATTTTATATTATTAATTAAATCTTTGTTTTTTTTGTCTAATATATTTTTTATAGAGCGTGAGGTTTCAAAATCATTAGTAACTGTTAATTTAAGTAATAAATCAGTTAAATCACTGTCTAAAATATTAGGATTGCTTTCTAAAAGGGTACTAAATTTCTCATAGTCAGTTGGAATAGTAGAGGCTGTAAAAGTTGTAGCCTTATTTTTAATATATACAATTGTTAATAATTTCTGAAACAATTCATTTGAATAAGTGATATTATTGCTTTTAAGTTCGGCAATTTGTTCATTTAACTCTAATTTCTCATTCAGTATTTTTGTTAATCCACACGCGCCAATTAACTCTTGACTCAAATTTAATTCTTTATTTTTACAAAAATAAATAAATGTTTGATAAATAGTATTTTCTGAAAATACTGATTGTGTTTCTGGATAATTAAACTTGGTGTCTCTTATATCATACAATAATGGCGCGCGCGATTTTAAATTAATTCCTTCGATATAACTCCCTAAGGATACTACTATATTATTATTTTGCAACAAATCTTTATTTAAATCTGTAAAATACTTAAAAACACTAGCAGAAGTAGAATCGCAACAAGCGTTTTCAATAAAAGTTACACCCGTTTTACTAATTATTAATGGCGACACTTTATTTACTTCTGATTGAATTATTTTTTGAATCATTAATCCATATTTTATAATCTTGGATTTAATAGTATTTATTTGTTCATGTTGTTTATAATTGCCAGACTTCATATTTGAAGACACTTTTTTTGTATATCCATCAATTAATGGTGTAATAGTAATAGACGTAATATTAAATGGATATATACCATTTAGTTTGTCATCATTCATTTTTTTTATTTTTTCAGGTTCTTTGGTTTTGTTTTTATTTAATTGTTTTAAATATTTTTTTTTTAAATCTATTTTAAGTCTAATTGCTGGTAGTTCCAAGATTTTCTGTTGTTTAATAATAAATCTGATTTCATTTTTTATAGTTACTTCATTCCATTTTATAATAGAATTCCATGGATAAGCGTCACTTTTAATTTTTTTAGCAATACATGAAATATAAGTAAGAGCAATTTCGTCCTCTCCCAGAATAGGATATCCATCAAATCCTTTAATGCAATTTGGAAATGTTTTATTGCTCTGAATATTAGGTATATTAATTTGAATTGCGATTAATATATAAGCAAATGCTAATATAATTAACTGCCTTCCACGAATCATTTCAATCGGGTCTATTTCTTTAGTATTTTTTTTAAGTTTATTATATTTTTCCTCTGTTATTTCAGTTGATTTATAGTTATTTAAAACATTCTCTATTATAAACTTTTTCTGCGCGTTTAAATCTATTTTCATAGTTTCATTGCCAGTTAGCGCATTTATAATATTTAAAATTATTTTAGACACTCCGGTGAGAGTTTCTTCATAATTTGTTGTTTGTTTTTCGCCTGTATTAGTAGTGGTACTAGGTTGTTCTAATATATCGCGTGTCTTATTTTTAAAACCTTCTTCTGTGTAACCGTCATCAGTGTCAAAACTTATATTTTTAATAAAATAGCCACTATATTTATCTACATAGGTGTCTCCATCATCGCTAATGGTTCCTTGACTATTAACAATTTCATCTAACACTGGCAAATAATCTTTTCCTGATAAAAATGCGTTGGCTAAAGTACTTAAAAATAAAGGTAATAATTTAGTACTAGTTATATTACAATATAACCAATTTGGGTCTTCTGTTATAAATGGTTGTCTTGTAAATAATAATACAAATTTTTGAATTAAACTTTGCTTTTTAACAAAACTGTCTACTGTTAATATATTAGTTCTTAAACTCTCATAGGGCGAGGTGATAATTATTTTAGAAATATCTAATAAATCAGCAATTTTACGTTTTATAGAGTCATATTTATAAAAATTGGTTTCTTTATATTTATTAATTGTTTTAATTCGATTCATGCTTTGTTCTAATAAACTGTCTATGGTTTCTCTCATCTTAGTGGCTTGCATATCATAATTCGCATCAAACTCCGAATAAATTTGTTTTAAAACTTCTTCTTGAATATTTGTAGTGGTTGCCTCCATAGGATTGCATCCATTATTTGATATACAATCTTTTTGTATATTGCAAAATAGTTTATTATCTTTAATTTCGACATTATTATTTAATAACGCAGCATCAAACACCCAGCTAGTGCCATTTCTTGTAAAATATTTATTGACTCCATCTACACTTAAAATAGCATAATCTCCTTCATCAACTATTAATTTTTTTGAAATTAATGCGTTAGCGATTTTCTCTGATTCAATTGCCGTGTGTTTTTTTTTAATGAGTTTCTGTATTAAAAAACTGGTGAACTCGGCTGGTTCCATTTTAACTTTTTCATTTATAAACTTATTTATAAATGCATAATCTGTATTATCATATTCCTTATCCACATAAATTACTTTTCCATTATCTTTTTCTAATTCTAACAATGAATTATACTTTTTTGTTAATTTTTTACAATTATTCTCTCCAGTATTCACTCTTGCCAGTGTTTCTTCGTATTTTCTCACAAACTCTTCAAGTAATTTATTTGTTTGTAAATCAAGGTTTATTCTTACCAATGAGTTTATAAATAATACTCCATAATCTAGAGCATATACTTGATTTAATAATTCAACATTAGACATTTTATCATTAATATTATATGCGATGAGTGATATGGTCTTAATAGATTCTTGATTTTCTAGAAAAGTTAACCAATTTGTTTGTGTAGAAAGTCCTAATGATTTTGAAGTTATTGCTTTATAATTGCTTTTATTAATTGCAATTATTTTTTTATAATTTTTAATATTAGTATTCACATATTTATTAATTTTATTGAATAACATGTGATTTACATTATTTTTATAAATATGAAAATTTTCTAATTGTTTAATAACTGAATAATTAGATAATAAATTAGTTGAAATTGGTTTAATCATTTCAAGATATTGCGAGTTTGAAAGTAATACTTTTGAGAGAAACTTTTTATAGTTGGCATCTTTTTCTAATGCTTTATATAACTTCGACGGTTTATATTGTTGAATATATTTATATAACTTATTATAAGAATCTTCTAATTGTTGGTCATCATCCTCGTCCTCCATCGCAGCATTCATGTCCGCGTCCGCCGCCGCATCCGCCGCATCATCATCATCATCATCATCATCATCATCATCATCATCCACTTCTTCAATATTATTATTAATAATGTCTATATTATTAGTAAATTGTTTATATTTATACATATAATTTTGGTCTAAGTTTAATACTGACTTTTGTAAAATATTGCTTGAAGGTAAGTTTACTTTAGAATAGTTAAAAAAATTAATATCTTTTAATAAAGGAAGTGTTATTATAGATGTTATATTAATAAGATCAGAGTTTGTGTCTGTTAATTTTAATTTATTTGTATATATTTCAAAAAAATATTTTTTCGTAGTAATACTATTGGTTTCATTATCTAGTGTAAATATATTATTTTCATCATCATCCACATTATTATCTATTATACTTAAAAGATTTGACTTAACCTTACTGCTATAAATCGAATTAATTGGTTTATTCGCAAATGGCGTATATAATTCTTGTGTATTGTAAATAAAAGATTTATAATTATCTTCTAAACTCAAGCTTTTATTTCTATATTCTTTATATATATCAATTTCTTCATTTAAAGAACTACTTAATTCAATAGGTTGAAATGATAAATTATCTTCATATTGAGTTGGTTCTAAAATATCTGAAAGATTTAAATCATATAATATATTTTTATTTTTAGAAACGGGTATTATCCAATGAATATTATGGTCTAAAGAAGTTAAAGCATTAATTAATGGTTTGTGATTATTACTTATTGGAGGTGGCATGATTGGATTTTCGTTTATGTCAAAGAATGAAAACTCTTGTCTTAATTGAATAAATCTTTCAATTGTAGTGTGAATCGTTTTAATAATAGTTGTTTTTTCACGTTCTTGTGACTGAAATTCAGAAATTAATTCATCTAATAAATCTTCTTTTTGTTGGTCTACCGTAAATCGTCGTTCATCATCAGAAGCTTCTACTTCAATTGTTAATTGATATGTTGAATTACCAAAATCAATGGCGTCAGCCTCAATTAAATTTTTGTTAATAATTGAATCAATCATCAATTGCGATGCGTCATCATACTCTGGTTCATACTCTATATTTTCGGGTTTTTTTTCTTCTACCTTTTCTTCTACTTGCTCGGAGGATTGCTCGGAGGATTCTATATCAGGATTTGTGATAATATTTATAGATTCAATTAATTCTTCATTAATACCTTTATATTCAAAATCAATATAAATAATAGTATTGCTTGGATATAATTTAACATGAATCATGTCTTCTTCTAAATCAACAATAATACCTTTTCTACTCTCTCCACTAGTAAAAAAAATTTCAATCCAAGTTCCAGGAACTAAAGCATTTTGCGAAGCATAACCTAGTGTAGGCGACCTGCTTAATAGGTTAATTAATGTAATTGAATCATCTGTTAATACATTATCAATTAGAGTAAGTTTTAATAGTTCATTATTTTCTATATTTACTAAAATAAGTTTGTCTTGATCAATATATTTTATATAAAATTGTTTTAAGTTTATATTTACATTTTCAGGTGCTATTATTTCTATAATATCTCCTAATTGAATATTAATGTCTTCTTTAACTAATGTATCCATTATCTTATATTTATACTATAAATTATAATTTATAATTATAATTTAAAATACAATAAATATGCGTTTACTATAAATTTTAACATCTTTAATAAAATATAAATATATACCGTTATATATAATGGATAAGTTATCATTTAATGAGCTAGCTGAATTGGTGGAGGGTAGTATTGTTATATTAACAGTCGACAGTAAAAAATATGTATGCGTTGTTGATAGTATAAATACAGACAAAACATATAAATTAAAACACACTTTAACAGAATATCCAAATAATATAAATACACAATTGACAGTTCCCATTAAATTTATCACAGACACGCATCTTCTTATACCAGACAACTACTTAAATCCAGAATATGAGGGTGAGTTATATGATACTTTAGTAGGTCTAAATGCTTTAGAAAATGATGATATATTAATGAGAATACAACAAGAAAAAGAAAGAGAGTTGGATTATAGACCAACTACAGTAGACAGAATAGCTGGGCTCCGTGGAGGTTCTCGCAAATCTAAACGTCGCAAATCTAAACGTCGCAAATCTAAACGTCGCAAATCTAAACGTCGCAAAAATAATTATAGATTGCCGAGTATCTTAAACTGGTGCTTGTTGCTGTGAAGTTCCTTCAACTGGCGGCGGTGGCGGTGGTGGCAGCGGCGGGGTTCCTTCAACTGGCAGTGGCGGTGGTTGTGGCGTTGCAGCTGTATTGATTCTAATTAATGGGATTGCTTTATTTAATACATCCACTTCATCTGGATTTAATTCACCAAAATCAGGTAATAATTTTTTATAATAATCGATAGCATAATCAGCAGCACTAATAATATATTCAATAATTAATGTCTTTTCAACTGGAGTCTTAAAAGCAATTCTAATAATACTTTCATCAATATGAGGATGCGGCTTTTTAAAACCACAAAAGGTTAGAGTTTTAGTAGTATTGTAATATAATTCATATAATGAATATTCTAAAATTTTACCAATTGTATAATCTTCGGTCTTTAGAATAATATCAAAACAATTTTCAACAGTATTAATACTATTAATAATAAGGTCATTTTGTGTCTTGTAAATATTTTTAATTTCTAATAATCTAGAAATAATAATCTTAATTGCTTTAGCCATAATTTCTTTATTAGTGAATACACCTAATGTTTTAATTTTAAAATCAAAACTATTGGGAATAACAATTCGTTTAGCATCTAATAATAACCAATCAGTAATTAAATAGTCAATCTCTTTATCATCCGTATATTTAGATTGCAATTCATCTAGTTTTTCTTGTTTTGCTTTATCAATCGCAAAATTATCTAAAGTACATGAATAAGTGCAGAGGGACACTACATTAAAACTTCCATTTTCAGAAGCGCTTCCAATTGACAGCTTCGCAGTAAATTTTAACTGCTCGCCAGCAATATTTTCAGAATATTTTGGTTTTAATTTACAAAATTCAATAAAATGTTGCGTTATCTCATTTTTAGGAAAAACTTTACCTGTGGTTATTTCATCCAAATATTTATTTGTTTTTAAATGCTTAATTTTAAAATCACCTGTAGTGACATATATAACTTGTTCTGAATTATTTACTGCATTTACTTCTACAACATAATCAGCAAGTTCTTCTAAGAGTTTGTCTGATGGAATATATATTAATTCATTAAATAATTCTTTTAATAATTTATTTACATGAAAAATTGGAATACAAGATAAGCGATGTTTCAATATCTCATTGTGAAATAAACTTGTATTAATTTCAATATCAGCATCATTTTTTTCATATGGAGTTGTGCGAATTACTACTGTAGGAATATCAGACAAAATTACACGCCGTAAAGCATTGACAAAACTAACATTAATATTATTAATTGTAAAATTTAAAATATTATCTTTTTCAAAGAAGTCAATCACTGAAGGTTCCATTTATGTATTTATATATAAATATATAAATTATTCAATTTTATATTTTATATTTTAATTTTTATTAATAATTAATAATAATTATTATTAATTATATTAAGTTAAAATTAAAATTAATTAAAATTATTAAATTATAAATGAGTTTTATATTATTTTATAGTAATTATTGTAAAAACTGTTCTATTATATTACAAAAAATAGCTAGTTCAAATGTAAAAAACGATATTCATTTTATAAGTATAGACACTCGAATTAAGAAACCGGATGGCACCACCTATATTATACTAAAAAATCAAAAGGAAATCATTTTACCACATACAGTGGATAGAGTTCCCGCATTATTATTATTAAATCGCGGCAATCAAGTTTTATTTGGCAACTCTATTTTAGAACAATTGGTTCCTGTTAAATCCGGAATAGAAAAAAGAATGGCAAATCAAGAGCCATCCGCATTTTCTTTAAATGATGTTAATTGCTTTGGGGTAATTTCAGATAATTATAGTTTTTTAGACCAATCCTCTGAAGAACTCTCAGCAAAAGGAGCAGGCGGACTGCGACAACTACGAAATAATGTCTCATGGGACTATAATGAC